TCCTGGTGGCCCTGTAGCTGGTTTCGACCCCGTTCTGATCTCTCTGATCAGACGTTCAATGCCTAACCTGGTCGCTTATGACCTGGCTGGCGTACAACCAATGAACGCCCCAACTGGACTCATCTTTGCGATGCGTTCACGTTATGTTGATGGCACCGATGCCGATCGCAGAAAGGGTACTGAAGCTCTGTTCAACGAGCCTAACACCGCTTTCGCTGGTCAGTCTTCTGCCTTCAACAACACCAACGGTTTCGTAGATGGTTCCGTTGGTCTGGGTACTACCAACCAATCTGGTAGCAACCCTGGTCTCCTCAACCCTAACAGCACTGCTAACCAGGCTGCCTACAGCGTAGGTGAGGGTATGAGAACCGATGACGCTGAGAACCTCGGTTCGACCGCCGCTCAACAGTTCAACGAAATGGCTTTCTCGATCGAGAAGGTTACCGTAACTGCTAAGTCACGTGCCCTGAAGGCTGAGTACTCACTGGAACTCGCCCAAGACCTCAAGGCCATTCACGGTCTGAACGCTGAGGCTGAACTGGCTAACATTCTCTCCACTGAGATCCTCGCTGAGATCAACAGAGAAGTTATCCGTACCATCTATAAGGTTGCTGAGTCTGGTGCTCAAGTCAACACTGCTCAAGCTGGTACTTTCAACCTTGACGTTGACTCCAACGGTCGTTGGTCGGTTGAAAAGTTCAAGGGTCTGCTGTTCCAAATCGAGCGCGATGCCAACGCTATCGCCCAGAGAACTCGTAGAGGAAAGGGCAACATCATCCTTTGCTCCGCTGACGTTGCTTCAGCTCTGACAATGGCTGGTGTTCTGGATTACACCCCTGCCCTCAACGCTAACCTGAACGTAGACGATACCGGCAACACCTTCGCTGGTGTTATCAACGGTAAGTACCGTGTCTACATCGACCCATATTCCGCTAACAGTGCTGCCACTCAGTACTACGTTATCGGTTATAAGGGCGCTTCGCCTTATGACGCTGGTCTGTTCTATTGCCCATATGTACCTCTGCAGATGGTACGTGCCGTTGGCGAAGACACCTTCCAGCCCAAGATTGGTTTCAAGACCAGATATGGTATGGTCGAGAACCCATTCTCACAAGGCACCACCGCTGGTCTCGGTACTCTGACCACCAACAGCAACCGTTACTACAGACGTGTTGCCGTTACCAACCTGATGTGATACAATCCTTCTTGTGTGAAGGAAGTGCTGAGGGGTCGCAAGACCCCTCTTTTTTTATCTAAATATTTCTAAAACACATAATGTCCACCACACCATTTGCTAGACAGATATCCAATAGGAACTTTATGTCTCCTGTTGGTTTCAAATTTATTATTTCAAAGACTCCAAAGGTTGATTTCTTTTGTCAAGCTGCAAATATCCCTGGTATCAATATGGGAACTGCAGTTCAACCTTCATACTTAAAAGACATTGCAGTACCTGGTGATAAAGTTCTCTATGATGATCTGACTCTTCGATTTCTCATCGATGAACAGATGGAGAACTATCTTGCAATTTATAAATGGATCACTGGTCTTGGATATCCAGAATCAGTTGAACAATATCCCAATCTAAAAAGAGACGATCCATTTTCAGAAATACCAAATATTAACTTTACTGATCCAAGATATTTTGAATTTTCAGATGCAACTCTACAGATTCTGAATAGTAATTTCCAACCAAACATTCTTGTAAAATTCAAAGATATTTTTCCAACTTCATTAACAACATTGGAGTTTGATGCATCGGAAAAAGACTATTCATACTTTACGGCTCAAGTATCATTTAAGTATACGATTTTTGAGATCACAGACAAAAATGGTGTTAGACTGGATAACAAACCAACTCTTGGCGATCCACGGTAATGATTAATCTCGATATGATTCAGTCGATGTGGGAAGAAGATTCCAAGATCGACATTGATAATATGCACGAAGAATCACTTAAAGTTCCACAGCTTCACGCAAAATATCACGAATTGATGAACAACCTCATTCTTCTGAGGTCTAAGGCACGACAACAACAAAGAAATATTCGCCACGAAAGATATGAATATTTTTCTGGAAAGGCTGATCCAGATGTTTATGTTGAAAATCCTTTTCCAAAGAAGATTCGTGATAAAGATACGATGCAAAAATATATGGATGCAGATGAGAAACTTTCAGAATCATCATTGAAGATTGAATATTATGATGTGATGATTGTTTATCTTGAAAGTATTCTGAAACAGATATCCAATAGAACGTATCAGATCAAGAATTCAATCGAATGGCATAAGTTTCAAGCTGGGTACAACTAGACTCAATAAATATTGATAACCTGACATTATATTATTATGTCTCATTTGGTTATCAAGAAGAAGAACGAAGTTTATATTACCGTTGAGTCAGAACCTCACGTTTATCACGAACTATCAGATTATTTTACATTTGATGTACCTGGGGCTAAGTTTATGCCCCAGTATCGAAACAAATGGTGGGATGGAAAGATCCGTTTGTTTGATACAAGAAAAAATGAATTGTATGTCGGTCTAACTGATAAGGTCATATCCTTTTGCAACAGACAAGGATATACTTATGAGTTTGCAGGTAATAAGTTTTATGGATTACCCATAGAAGAAAACTCTATGGTGTCGCCAGAAGGGGTTGCAGACTACATTAAAAGTATCTCAGTACACAAACCACGCGGCTACCAAATTAAAGGTGTCTACGACGCACTGAGAACCAATAGGCGCCTTCTTATTTCACCAACGGCTTCTGGTAAGTCATTAATGATTTATTCTTTGGTGAGATACTTTGTCAGTAAAGAAAAGAATATTCTGTTAGTTGTACCAACGACTTCTCTGGTTGAACAGATGTTCAAAGATTTCCAAGACTATGGATGGGATGCTGATAACTATTGTCATCGAATCTATTCTGGAAAAGAAAAGATTACCAATCAACCAGTTGTCATTACAACTTGGCAATCCATTTACAAATTAGAGAAACCATTCTTCGAAAGATTTGATGTAGTCATTGGAGATGAGGCTCATCTATTCAAATCAAAATCATTGGTCAGTATTATGACCAAATTATTGGACTGTAAGTATCGTTTTGGGTTCACAGGTACTTTGGATGGTACACAGACTCACAAGTGGGTTCTAGAGGGTTTATTCGGGCCCTCATACAAGATTATCAGTACAGATGAGTTGATGTCACAAGGATATCTTTCCAAGTTAAACATCAAGATTTTAACACTCAAACATCCACCACAAAAGTTTGACACCTATGAAGATGAGATTCAATATCTAATTAATCACGAACAGAGAAATAACTTCATCAAGAATTTAGCTTTAGATCAAAAAGGTAACACTCTGATTTTATATTCTAGAGTTGAAAGCCACGGGCTACCTTTGTATGAATTAATAAATAAATTTAAAATCGAAGATCGAAAGTGTTTCTTCGTACACGGAGGAGTTGATACAGAAGATCGAGAAGAAGTCCGAGCAATTACAGAAAAAGAAGACAATGCAATCATCATTGCTTCATATGGAACTTTTTCTACTGGTATCAACATTCGTAATCTTCACAACGTTATTTTTGCTTCACCAAGTAAATCAAGAATCCGAAACTTACAAAGTATAGGTCGAGTTCTTCGTAAAGGAGATAATAAAGTTCAAGCAACTCTTTTTGACATCGCTGATGACATCAGTTATAACACTTCAAAAAATTACACACTGATACATTTAATGGAAAGAGTAAAAATATATAATGAAGAAAACTTCAATTATGAAATACACACTATTCCACTTAAACAATGTCCGATGATTTCTTAGCAGTTATAAAACTGACAACAGGAGAAGAACTTGTAGCTAAAGTATCTTATCTTGATGATGAAGATAAACTTCTGATTGAATGTCCAGCTTTAATGAATACCACAACCATTCGAAGCTTTGGTGTGAGTGTAGTTAAAGTAGAACCTTGGATTAAAACAGGTAAAGAAACCACATATATACTGGGAATGGATAAGATCATCACTATCAGTGAGGTCTTTGATAGAGATATCAATAAACTTTACTCAAAGTTTGTGATGTCTTATTACTACGATATTGAACTTCCAAAGAAAAAAAACAGTATCTCTAAAGATATGGGATACGTATCCAGTGTTAGTGACGCTAGAGCTACTCTAGAGAAAATCTTTAAGAATAGCTAAAGCTTATCTTTCACCCTTAACAGAGTTATTCTAATGACATTCAAGGGTCTTGTCAAGCCCTTTACATTAGTGTATAATGTTGTTATGAATGATAAACAAAGTAAATGTCTGTATTAATGCCAAAGACGAGAAAGAGATCCGAACACTACGTCAATAATAAAGAGTTCCTTGCTGCGATTATTGAGTATAAGGAACGGATTGTTTTGGCACAACAACGAGGAGAACCTAAACCACGTATTACTAATTATCTTGGAGAATGTTTTCTCAAGATTGCCACTCACTTATCATACAAACCAAACTTTGTGAACTATATGTTCAAAGATGATATGATCTGTGATGGTATTGAAAACTGTGTTCAGTACATTAACAACTTTAATCCAGAAAAGTCATCAAACCCATTTGCTTATTTTACTCAAATCATTCATTACGCTTTTCTTCGTCGTATTCAAAAGGAAAAGAAACAACTTGAAATCAAAACTAAGATTCTGGAAAGATCTGGTTATGATGAAGTGTTCTCTGATGATGGTTTAATGGGAGGTTCTAGTTCTGATTATAACTCAATTAAGGATGCAGTTCAAACGAGGATGTATTATCAGTGAAAGTAGCCATTATTACTGACCAACACTTTGGTGCTCGTAAAAACTCCAAACTCTTTCACGATTACTTTCTCAAGTTCTATAACGAAGTATTTTTTACAACCTTAGAAAAAGAAGGTATCACCACAGTTGTTGATATGGGTGATACATTTGACAGTCGTAAAGGTATTGACTTCTCTGCTCTTTCTTGGGCAAAGAAAAACTATTATGATCGACTGTCTAGTATGGGCATCAAGGTTCATACAATTGTTGGTAATCACACCGCCTATTACAAGAATACAAACGAGGTCAATGCGGTTGACTTGTTGCTTCGTGAATATTCAAACGTTGTTGTTTATTCTGAACCAACAGAAGTTAAACTGGATAAACTGAAAGTTCTGTTCATACCTTGGATTAATCAAGAGAACGAGAAAAAAACTTTCGGTATGATCAATAAGACATCCAGTAAGTGTGCAATGGGTCACCTTGAACTGAATGGTTTCAGAGCTCACCGTGGTCATATTATGGAAGACGGTATGAACATTGAGTTGTTTGATAAGTTTGAACTGGTCTTCTCTGGTCACTATCACACTCGTTCAAATAACGGTAAGATTTTCTATCTTGGAAATCCTTATGAAATGTTTTGGAATGATGTGAATGACACCCGTGGTTTTCACATCATTGATACTGACACTCTAGAATGCACTCCGATCAACAATCCTTTCAAGATGTTTCACAACGTCTATTATGAGGATACTCCGTATCAGATGTTAGATGTCACTTCATTTGAGGGAAAGATCATTAAAGTCATTGTACGAAAGAAGACAGATCACAAACAGTTTGAAAAGTTCATTGATAAGATCTACTCGTCGAATGTAGCTGAACTTAAGGTTGTTGAAAACTTTGTACTGGTGGAGAGTGAAGAGTTTGAAGCAGAAGAATCTGAAGACACAATCTCAATCTTGAATAGATATATTCAGGAAGCTGAGGTTGATCTAGACAAATCTATTGTTACCAGTATTCTACAAGAGGTATATAAGGAAGCTTGCGAGGTTGATTAATGTTCATTCTCACTGTCAAAGGATTTGAAGAAGACGGAGCGTTTGCTCTGGAAACCGAAGACGGTGATAAGGTTCTTTTGTTGTTTGAAGAAGAAGACGATGCAGAACGATATGCAAGATTATTAGAGTACGAAGATTACCCTGATATGAATGTCGTCGAAGTTGATGACGATTCGGCGATCAGGGCTTGCGAATTGTATGAATACGAGTATAATATTATTACTCCTGATGATATCCTAGTTCCTCCCAAAAATAATGATTTGCTTCAAAAAAATAAAATGGCGTAATTTTCTTTCTACGGGGAATCAATGGACAGAAGTTCAACTCGATAAAGACAATACCACTTTAATTATCGGAACCAACGGTGCAGGTAAGTCCACTATTCTGGATGCACTAACTTTTGTTTTGTTCAACAAACCATTCCGTAAAATCAACAAACCACAACTTCTCAACTCTACAAATGAGAAGGATTGTTTGGTTGAGATTGAGTTTAATGTTGGATCAACTGAGTGGTTAATTCGTCGTGGAATGAA